CTATGGATAATGTTGGTGTGGAAAACCTGATCGAAACTCTAAATAATCTAAATAAGGACGATAATATATTTGTAATCTCACACCGTGGTGATCAATTTGCAGAAAAATTCACTTCACATGTAAGATTTCAAAAAGTTAAAAACTTCAGTGAAATTGCAGCATAGGGAGGACGGCAAATGTTACATTCTGTGGAAGATTTAATTCGCAGACTCAACATAATGAAGGACAAGGCAATACTGGTCCATAGATTAAGAAATGAATTTTCTGAAATTTCTTACAAGGAATATGATAAGGTGGCATGTCAAAATCTTATTGATGATATCCAGGCTATGGCATATGGTATTGCTAATGATAAGGAAGGTGATGAGATCATTACTGAAATGGACTCATGGAAAGAAAATGGTTGACAAATTGTTTCTTATGTTATACAATGTAAACATCACTGAACAAAAGGTATATTATGACTTCATTCTACACATCAGTCGATCGCTGGGGCAACAATATTCTCTGGCGTGGATACAAAAACGGCAAACGGTTCTCTCGTAAGGTTCCATTCAAGCCCACATTATATCTAAACACACGCAAGCCTGGTGGTGAGTTTCGGTCCCTAATCGGTAACAAAGAACTTCATCCTAAAACCTTTGACTCTATGTCCGAGGCCAAACAGTTTGTTGAGGAATACAAAGGTATTTCCAACATGGGCATCTATGGCAATACTAACTATGTTGCTCAGTTCATTCAGGAAAATTATCCTGGTGAAATCAAATTCAATATGTCCGACATTAACATTGTATCCTTCGATATTGAGGTTGACATCAGTGACGGCTATGCTGACATTGATACTGCCGACAAGGAAATCACATCCATTGCATATAAATCCTCCAAGAGCAATACCTATCATTTGCTTGGGCGTAAGGACTATGACAAATATGCTACTACCACAAACATCGACCCTGATGACATTCACTTTATGAAATTTGACACCGAGGAGGCATTGCTTCGCCGGTTCATTGACATTTGGAAAAATGATTATCCTGATGTGGTGACCGGATGGAACGTCGAGTACTTTGATATTCAATATATTGTCACACGTATCATACGACTTTTAGGTGAGGAAAGAGCAAAGGATCTATCTCCTTGGCGGTCCATCAAAAAGGATACTCGTACCTTCTTCGGCAAGGACCAATCGACATACAAAATGACTGGTCTGCATGTAATTGACTACATGGATGCCTTCAAAAAATTTGGTTACAAATATGGTACCCAGGAATCATACAAACTCGACCATGTGGCTCATACAGTCCTTGGTGAGAAAAAATTGGATTATTCTGAATATGGTAACCTGACAGCCCTGTACGAACAAAATCCCCAACTGTATCTTGATTATAACCTCAAGGACACACAGCTCATCCAAAAATTTGAGGACGAAACCGGTCTGCTCTCGTTGGTAATGACCGTTGCCTACGGTGGTGGCGATAATATTCCTTCAGCGTTTGGTACGGTGGGCATTTGGGAAACGACCATCTATCGCCGTCTAATCGCTGATAAAATTGTACCAGATATTAAAGGTGGGCCAGGCGAAAGGGTTGAGGAACTGGTTGGTGGTTATGTTAAGGATCCGGATACTGGTTTACATCCATGGATTGTTTCATTTGACTTGAACTCTCTGTATCCTCACCTGATGTTGCAATATAACATGTCACCTGAAACTTATATGCCAGATCGCCGTGAATATGTGAGTCAGGATATGGTTCTTGATGATAAATTCCGAAACAATGATTCATCTGTTTCTGTTTGTGCAAATGGTGCCTGTTTCAGTAACGAAAAGGTTGGTATTATTCCTGGCATCATTGACGAATATTACAATCGGCGGTCTGGCATTAAAAAGGAAATGCTTGCGGTCGAGCAACAACTTGAGGTGGAGACTGATCCGAAACAAAAGGAAAAACTCAAACGAGAGGCTAACCAACTTCATAACTCTCAGATGGCTATCAAAATTGCGATGAACTCGCTATATGGTGCTACGGCAAACATCTACTTCCTCTACTATATTAACGATATGGCTGAGGCAATCACTACATCTGGTCAGTTATCCATTCGATGGGCACAAAAATCGGTCAACGAATACATGAACAAAATCCTCAAAACTGAGGGTAGGGATTATATTGCATATATTGACACCGATTCAATTTATGTTCACTTCGGTCCACTGATTGAGGCGTCGTTTGGTACCACTGACATTGAGCGTGAACGCGGTGAGACATTCTTGGATCAGGTATGTGGTTCCAAAATTGAGGAAATTATTGATGCCGGCTATGAGGAACTTGCTAAAAAAATGGGTGCCTATCGTCAGGCAATGTTCATGAAACGTGAAAAAATTACTGACAAATCCTTGTTCGTTGCTAAAAAACGGTACATCATGAATACACTCAATTCCGAAGGTGTTCACTATGAAAAACCAAAAATCTCCGTAACTGGTCTCGAGTCTGTTCGTTCGTCTACTCCCGAAATTTGCCGAGAGAAAATGAAGGAAACCTTTTCCGTGATTATGAATGGCAACGAAGAGGAAACCCAGGCGTTTATTGCTGACTTCCGTGACAAATTCAAATCATATGGGCCCGAGGAAATCGGTAAAACATCTGGTACCGATAACATTGGCAAATATGAGGACCGCGCCAATCTTTATCGTAAAGGCACACCGATACATGTCCGAGGTGCTATTTTATATAATCACCACCTCAAGCAGAAAAAACTAAATAAACGGTATGAGCAGGTACAATCTGGTGACAAGGTCAAATTTGTCTATCTGAAGGTGCCAAATCCAATCCGAGAGAATACTATATCTTTTCCTGGTGTCTTGCCCAACGAAATGGGCCTCCATGATTATATCGACTACGACACTCAGTTCGAAAAGGTATTCCTCAGTCCTATTGAGCATATTCTCGATGCTCTTGGCTGGTCCTCGGAGAAAATAAGTACTCTCGAAGATTTCTTTTCATAGGAGACAAATATGTCAGATTTAAACGAAATGAGAAAACGGCTGGAAGCCATTCAAAAGCAAATAGACTTTGTGACTGATTCGAATAAAATCTTAAAGGATGGCTCTCCAGCAGATGTAATAGAGTCAGGTTTAAAAATTACTGATGAGTACAAAGGTAAACTCCAACGAGAGTTTGATGCTTTGGCTGATTTGGTAAAGATTGCGGAAATGCGTGAAGAGGAGACTACTGATGATAGTGGACAAGATTAAGCAAGAGGCATTAACTATTACCATGGAGGAATGTGCAGAACTACAAGTAGAGGCTGCAAAAATTATTCGGTTTGGTTCTGACACCGCCGAAAATATCCACAAACTTGAAGTGGAAGTTGGCGATCTGATGTGTATGATCGACCTATTGGATCAATATGGTCTTATTGATCTTAAGGAAGTGGCAGAACATAAAGCCGCTAAAAGACAAAAATTGAAACAGTGGTCGGATCTAATCGACCTCTAAGGAAAGGATTATGGAATTGAGAGAACGTATGCTAAAAGCTATTCGGCTACATGCCGAGGCAGAAATTGAACTGCATAAAACAAATATTGAAGTCTATATGCAAAAGGTGGTCGGTATCGGTGAGCACTCCGATATCATTGAAACCATCCAAAAGGAATTGGATGCAATGGCAGCTGCTCAGGATCGTTTGGATATGATTACCAACCACTTTTAATAAAAAAGTAAAAAAAAAGTAAAAAAATGGTTGACATTTGTTTTTATTCGTGTTATAGTATATTCTATAAGGTGAAAAAGGAAACTATATTATGTTTAAATTTCGTAAAGAAACAATGTCCGTCCGTGACTTTTTGTTGATGTTTGGCGACATTGATACACAACCAGTAGGACAGCGTTTGGACCGAGATCCAGTTATGGTTGGTCGGTCAAAGCCAAGTAAGGCACAGGGTATCCTAAACTCTATGCTTATGGGCATTGATGTAGGTCAGATCACAATTCATGAAACACCAGAAGGTGATTTTAAATTCGAAAGTATTGACGGTGGTCACCGAAAGCGGTATATCAAGGCTTTCTTTGAAAATCGTTTCCCTGATTTCAAGACTGGGAAATATTTTCGTGACTTTGATTCGGCTGAACGGGATGCATTCCTAGACACCGACTTGACATTTTGTATTTACGAAAACCTTGAGGGGTGGCAGGTTGGCTATATCTTCCGTTCCTTAAACGAAACAACACAAGTTAATCACCAGGAGATGCTGAACTCTTATGGCTCGACACCTGTTGCTAATGCAATTCGTGAGACGGTTCGTATGGTCCCTGGTGTATCCAATTCAATCCACCCCCTATTTGACTATACTCAGAAGGATGGAGAAGCCAAGAAAAGTTTCACTAAGGTTCTTTTCGATAATAAAGGCTTACGTATCGACGAAATGGTCGCTCGTCTTTTCTTCCGTTATTATGATGGGGGTGGGTTGAATACCTCTACCGATAAAGATCTTGAGGATATGTACGAAGCAGACATCACTCAGGACAAGATGGATAAGATTTCCGAAAAGGTACACAACAACCTTGACTTTGTTCTTAAAATGGCTGATATTCGTAAAAAGCGGTTCAACAGCCAAAATATGCCTCAGAAGGAATTTACTCTTTTCTATCGCCTATGGTTGTATATGGAAGAGACATATGGCTCATTCAAAATTTCTGATTACGATGAATTCTTTGATGTTGTCTATAAGGCATATGCACCATTCAAGATCAAATATGACCAACAGCCAAAACGACTACAAGCGTTGTCGCCTTTTGACTCTACCAAAACCATCGGTAAGCAATTTAACGACTCACTTGGAGAATTTGATTCTCGTGCTCACGTGATCTATCCTATTGAATTGTTGCTTGAGGATATTAATCTCGAGTCAATTATTACAGTCAAGGATAAACTTCGTTCTTTCCCATTGGAATGGCGCGAGGCGAAATTGGCTGAACAAGGTTTCAAATGTGCTGTTGACGGCAAACCACTTATACTCGAAAGTGCTGAGGGTGGTCACATTATTGCTCATACAGACGGTGGTAAAACCACATACGAGAACTTGGCAATGATTTCAGGTTATCACAACAAAAAGATGGGATCCTTATCTATTACTCAATATAAGGAACTGCTTGGTGTCTAAATACATGTGTAAAACAAAACATGAGGTATATTAATGAAGGAATATAAACACGACACGTCGAAAGAGTACGACGATATGGTTGGTTATGTTTCTGACGAGAACTTACCTAATACTCTAGGTAGGTTTCTTGGTGAGGAAGATGAATACAAACCAACTGTAAAGCCAAAGCCACAGGACCCCGAGTTCCCAGAGCAATGGCAAAAACTCTATGTAAACTTTAGAAATGAGGGTGACTATAAAGCCTTTATGCTGGCTATAGGTGATAAACCTATGCCCAAGCTCAAGGATATGGTCTATAAAATGGCAGACGAAAATATTGGTCTCGAATCATTTTTTGGTGACGAATGAGACAGCTTGAGGTTCATTTTGTAAACCGTGGTTACAATACAGATGAGGGGAACCATACGGTTCCTCTGATCAGACTTGATGTAAATTCAACATCAGGCAAACCCATGGCTCTCGTTAAGAGTCCTTTTGGACTAAAAAATAATACATTAATTGCATTCTATGAAAATAATGAATGGTTATGCGATTTAGATTGAAATTAGGGGTTGACAATGTATAAAAAAGTTGATACAATAGAGGAACTACAAAACGAATGGCGGAACCCATACGTTCAGTGGTATGCAGCTGGTATGCCATCTTTTACATCCGAGAAGCTAGAACCTTGGAAACAGATGACAATTAAATTTAAATCTCGTGAACACCGAGAGGACTTTGCCAAACGGATGGGCTATCAGTTGACGGATAAAACAAACGTTGTATGGTTTCCTGAAAAGGGACGTGAACGTAATAATATGAATAGGTATGTTGCAGATGAGTGAAGAATATTCCACAAAATATCCAATCTATATTATCTCAAAGGGTCGCCATGAATCTCGTTATACGAGTAAGGCTCTTGAAGGTATGGGTGTTCCATATTATATTGCGGTCGAACCGCAAGAGTATGATGACTACTGCTCTGTGATTGACCCTAAAAAAGTATTGGCACTGCCTTTCAGTAATCACGGCAAGGGCTCTGGTCCTGCTCGGAATTGGTGTTGGGAACATTCACAGGCAAACGGCTTCAAGCGACATTGGCTCATGGATGATAACATTGCAGAGTTCTGGCGTGTTCATAATAACAAAAGGTATCGTGTCGAAAAAGGCTCATCTATTTTCCGTGCGACCGAGGATTTCGTTGACCGATTTGAAAATGTAGCCTTGGCTGGTCTACAATATAAATTCTTTGTGGTTGACGATTATGACTATCCTCCTTATATTCTGAACACACGGATTATGTCCTGTTTTCTTATTGACAATGACTGCCCAGAAAAATGGCGCGGTAAATTTAATGAGGATGTGGACCTATCTATCCGTGTGCTTAAGCGAGGGCTGTGTACTATGTTGATGTATGGTTTCCTCTGTGGAAAACTACGGACTGGCACTGTTAAGGGTGGCAATACTTCCGAGGTTTATAATAATTACGAGGAAGATGCTTCTCTCCGTAAATCTCAAATGCTCAAAGAAATGCATCCAGATGTGGTGACTTTAGTTGAGCGTTATGGTCGTACACACCACCATGTAGATCTGGATGCAATTAAAACACCAGATGGTCAACCAGCTCGACAAAACCCACTTATTCTGAAAAAAGATGTTGACATAGTCAATAAAGTGGATAATTATGGTATGGAACTAATGCGGGAATGGGGAACACCTGAATCATATGTGGATCCATCCTTCAGTTTGGATGTGTTCCCAACAGGCAGAAAGGCTATACATGGTGGATAATAAAGGTTTAAATATTTTGGTAACCGGCGGTGCTGGTTTTGTTGGCAGTCATTTGTGTGAACGTCTCTATGGGATGGGTCATTCAGTATTTGCATTGGATAATTATTTTACTGGTAGTGAATTAAATCACATCACTGGTGTAAATTATATCAAAGGCTCTACTGAATCTATTAATGATATGAGATTGCCAAAGTTTGATTATGTTTACCACCTAGGAGAATATTCTAGGGTCGAACAAAGTTTTGAGGATGTTAAACTTGTCCACAAATATAATATTAAAGGAACTTTTGAGGTTCTGGAATTTGTTCGGCGCACCGATACCAAATTAATTTACTCTGGATCAAGTACTAAATTTGCGGACCCAACGGATAATTATGTAATGAGTCCTTATGCTTGGTCTAAAGCTACCAATACTGAATTGGTTAAAAAATACGGCGAATGGTATGGAATCGACTATGCAATTACATACTTTTATAATGTATATGGACCTCGTGAAATCCAGACAGGCAAATATGCAACTCTAATTGCTAAATTTGCTGATATGATGCGTCAGGGCAAAGAGCTCACTGTGGTCACTCCTGGTGATCAAAAACGTAATTTCACCCATGTCCATGATATCGTTGATGCGCTTGTACTGATTGGTGAGTACGGTAAAGGTGACGAATATGGTATCGGGCACCCTGATGCTTATTCAATCCTAGAGGTTGCTAAGATGTATGGTGGCGATATAAAAATGCTTGAGGCTCGGAGGGGTAACAGGATGTCTGCTCCAGTGGTGTCAGAAAAAACCAGAAATCTTGGTTGGGCACCCAAAAAAGATTTAAAGGAATGGATACGACAAGTAAATGTTTAGCAAATTGCTTATAAATAGTACATTACAATATGAAAAGGTTTAATTATGAAACATTTGATACTTGATTTCGAAACCTTCGGTACAGATACTTCCAGTTGTGTGGTGATTGATTGCTCTGCAATGGTATTTGATACGGAAAGGTTTTGCTCTGGATCCCCGTACACATTAGCATCTATTCGTGAACCTAAAAAGTTTAAGCTTTCGGTTTCCGACCAGGTCAAGAATTATGGGTATAAGATTGAGCAGAGCACACTCGAATTTTGGGAAAAACAACCAAAAAACGTTCGGGTAAATATTAAACCAAGAGAAACCGATATAACAGTCAAAGAATTCACAGAACAATTCTCTGACTACCTAACTCCGTTCGGTAAAATAGATCATTGGTGGACAAGATCAAATTCGTTTGATCCGCCTATTCTGTGGCGTTTGTTTGAATCACAAAAAGCACTTAATAAGGTCCATGAATATCTACCTCACTGGGCACTACGTGATACAAGAACATGGATTGATGCAAAATTGGATTATCCCAAGAAAAATGGATTTGTTCCAATTGCTGATGAGAATAAATGGAATAATACATTTATGCACCATGATAGTTCTTGGGATATTCTTGCAGATGTACTACGAATACAGGCAATTGCAAGAGCAGAAAATGATATGGAGCAAATTTAATGCAATTTCAAATAACAACAGAAGAACTAAGACCATATTCCATTATGGTGGGGACACCAATGTATGGCGCACAGGCCGGTGGCATGTATACAAAGGCTACAAATGACCTTTCAATGTTATGTACATCAGCTGGTATAAAATTAAAATATTATTTTCTTTTTAATGAAAGTCTTGTTCAAAGGGCTAGGAACTATATCGTAGATGAATTCCTTAGATCAGATTTTACTCACCTGATGTTTATTGATTCTGATATTGGTTTTGATGCTAGAGATGTATTAGGGCTGTTGGGTTTGCAGACTCAGTATCCTGACAAATATGATATTATTACGGCACCATATCCCAAGAAAACAATTGCATGGGAGAAGGTGAAGAAGGCGGCTGATGCTGGTGTCGCTGACGACAATCCTTTTGAATTGGAAAGATTTGTATCTGATTTTGTTTTTAATCCAGTTGCAGGTAAGACATCTTTTGAATTAAATGAACCAGTAGAGGTACGAGAGGCTGGGACTGGCTTTATGCTTATCCCACGAACTGTACTTGAAAAATACCGTGATGCCTATCCAGAACTTGCATATTTACCTGATCATGCTCGGACTGAAAAGTTTGATGGTAGTAGAGAAATCCATGCTTACTTTGATTGTATCATTGATCCAGAAACCAAGCGTTACTTATCAGAGGATTATTTCTTCTGTCGTAAGGCACGTGAGGCAGGTATGTCCGTATGGATGTGCCCTTGGATGAAAATAAATCATGTAGGCTCATATGTATTCCGAGGCGACATGGGCGCCATTGGATCTCTAGGTGTGGCGGCTACTGCTGATGCCTCATCAAAGAGAAAAAATTATACAAAAAAGTCAAAAAACCCATTGACAAATCAGAAAAAACGTAATAGAATGAAATAATGAAACCTCAAGGAGACCTTATATAATGAAATTTTCTGAACGCACTCTTACAATCTTAAAGAGCTTTTCACAAATCAACAAATCAATTCTTATGAAACAAGGTAATGTTTTAAAAACAATTACCCCTGAAAAGACATTGATTGCCAATGCGACCATTCCGGATACCATCCCATCAGATGCATGTATCTATGATATGTCTCGCTTTCTTTCAATTTTATCACTTTATGAAGATCCAGATGTGGATTTTAATGATAAATATTTTATTATCTCTGAGGGCAATCGTCGGACCAAATATGTCTACGCAGACATTTCAATGATCCATACACCGCCTGAAAAAGATATTACTATTCCTTCTGCCGATGTGACGGTGGATGTGAAATGGGATGACCTTCAATCTGTCCTCAAGGCAGCAGGGGTTCTCCAATTTAATGAGGTCGCATTCGTTGGTACCGACGGAAAATGTTACCTCAAGGCTATTGACAGTGCCAATGCTGGTGCCGATGATTTCGGTATTGAACTTGGCAATACTGCTGATAACTTTAATATTGTCATTAAAACTGACAACCTCAAACTGTTGCCACAGGACTACAGTGTTACGCTTTGTTCGAAAGGTATCTCTGAGTTCAAGGGTACTGATGTGACCTACTTTGTGGCAATTGATTCTAAGTCGACTTATAACAAAGGATGAGAAATATGACTGACCAAAATATGGGCCAAGGCCAAGAACAAATCGTTTTGACTATCGGCGATGTTGCGACTGTAGTGCAACTAATTGATGTCGTCACCCGCCGGGGTGGATTCCAAGGTAATGAACTTGCCAGTGTTGGCATGCTTCGTAACAAATTGGAAGCTTATGTAAATCAGGAATCTCCACAAGAGCAACCTGATGGCAGTCAGGCAGTAAATGTTGAGGTCCCACCTCAAGGTGAACTGTCCGATAAGATTGTTAGCTAACGATCTTTTGTGGGGAGGGGGTTGACTTCCTCCCCACTTTATTATATAATATGTTCTACTATATCATGATGACAAAGGTGAAAAAATGGTTGATGTTAAATCAAACGAAGTGCTGTACGTTGAAAAATACCGTCCCCAAAAAATTGCGGATACTATTCTTCCAGCTAAAACTAAAGACATATTCAATAAATTTGTAACAGATAATTCTGTTCCTAATCTACTCTTAACTGGTGGTCCAGGTGTTGGTAAAACTACTATCGCCAAAGCTATGCTTGACGAACTTGACTGTGATTATATTGTTAAAAACGGTTCACTTAACGTCAACATCGATACCCTCCGATATGAAATCTCCACGTTTGCCTCAGCGATATCCTTATCAGGCGGTCGAAAATATGTCATATTTGACGAGGCGGACTATCTCAACGCAACATCTGTTCAACCCGCACTCAGAAATTTCATTGAAGAATATTCTGCAAACTGCGGCTTTATCTTTACCTGTAACTTTAAAAACAGGATAATCTCTCCCCTCCGTTCCCGTCTGTCTGAAATTGACTTTTCGATTGAAACATCGGAACGACCAGCTCTTGCAGCACAATTCTTTAAACGTGTGATGACAATCCTTGACATGGAAAATATTTCATATGATAAAAAGGTTGTCGCAAAGGTTATTGAAAAACACTTTCCAGACTTTCGTCGTGTATTAACCGAGTTACAATCCTATGCGGCATCTGGTTCCATTGATGAAGGTATCTTTGTAAATATCAAACAAGAATCTATTGACGAACTGTTCCGTTTACTCAAAGGTAAAGACTTTACCAATATGCGTAAATGGGTTGCTAATAACTCTGATCAAGATATGAACGAGATGTTTCGTCGTATCTATGATATTGCAAATGATAAGGTTGAATTCCGTAGCCTCCCTGGATTTGTTGTAACAATGGCCGATTATATGTACAAGGCTAATTTTGTTGCTGATCTAGAGGTTAATATGGTTGCCTTCCTTACTGAGGTAATGATCGAATCAGAGTTTAAATAATGCTAAAAGTTAAGTGCTTCTTCTGTGGTAATAAGGCTGGTCGTAAAGATTGTTTTACTATAAATATGGATACACTGGAAGGAAAGCATAAGGTCAACGTATGCCCAAAGTGTGCTAATGAATTTGACGATATTATGAAGGAATTGGAGATTGTAATTGAAGAACGAAATAACACCATTTGATTTTATTAAGGCGGCATCTGAGACTAAAAAGGACCTTATTCACGAAAGTGAAAATCCAGACCTCATCGAAAAACAGTATACGCCATACATTGTAAACCGCGGGTTTGCAAACTTCAATGATACTGTACTGCATGCTAACGAAATGAACATGCGATCGCATTTATTTCCGGACGCACAATTCCAATACTATCGTTCGGCCCTACGTAAACGAAAACGTTGGTCCAAATGGCACAAAGCAGATAAAAATAAAGACCTTGATGCAATCCAAAATGTGTACTCATGTAACCGGACGGTCGCAAAACTTTACTTGAAAGCTCTTTCAAAAGAACAACTTGCATCCGTTCATGATAGATTAGTTACTGGAGGTACTTCGAAATGACTTATCTCTCAGTAATTCGCCAATAACAATAATAATAAAAAAGGTGAATGTATTATGCAGGAAGAAGATATTTTCAAAGGAGTGGGTGTCGAGGTAAAATTGCCGACCCAGGATAGTTTTTTAAAGATTAAGGAAACATTAACACGCATTGGGATCTCGTCTCGTAAGGAGAGAAAACTTTATCAGTCGTGCCATATTCTACACAAAAAAGGTAGATATGCAATCCTACACTTTAAGGAACTTTTTATTCTGGATGGAAAACAAAATACCTTTACAGATGAGGATAGGGCAAGAAGAAATACCATTGTAAATCTTTTGGATGAGTGGGATCTGTTAGGGCTTGTTGATCAAACTTCTACTGAGGAACCAGTCGCACCACTTAATCAAATTAAAATTATTTCTTTTAAAGAAAAAAATAATTGGGATCTTGAAGTTAAATATAATATTGGGAAAAAATAAATTATGCTGAAAATTTTTAGAATGAATGACAACGTGGAAATGCCATCCTTTGCTACAGAAGGATCCGCTTGTTTTGATATTAAGGCCTGTATTGATATGGGCCGAGAGATTACTTCATATAATGTTTGGAATAAAAAAACAAAAGTGATGCCTAAGGTTGTTGGTGGGGTAGTGTCAATTCAAATTACACCAGGTGACCGAGTATTGGTTCCCACAGGTTTAATTTTTGATATCCCTGAAGAACATGTTTTAAAACTATATAATAGGTCAAGTACAGGTCTTAAAAAAGGACTAATGCTTCCTAATAGTGTCGGTATTATTGATAGTGATTATGTAGAAGAATCATTCATCATGATGCAAAATATGTCCGAAAGCCTGGTTGTAATCCAGGATGGTGAAAGACTTGCTCAGGCAATGCTGGAACCAGTATGTAAATATTCCCTTACTGCTATAGAGTCAAGGCCAGAACAAAAAACGTCACGTGATGGTGGCTTTGGCAGTACTGGGGATAAATAAATAATAACACCAGGGTGTTGACAAATGTGCTCCCTGGTGTTATATAAACTAAAGGAACGCCTTATGGGTTCTTAAAATAATCTTGCTTAAGTATAAAAGGAGATAGCAAAATGAATACACGTAGATTTAGCGCAGATATGCTGCCTAACGATCCCTTCTTTATTGGTTTCGACCGCCTTATTAACCGTATGGACCAAGGCTTACACAAAGGAACTAATACAAATTACCCTCCATATAACATTGTTAAAGTCGACGACGATAACTATAATGTTGAAGTCGCTGTTGCTGGTTTTGCCAGAGATGAAATTACCATTAAAGTTGAAGATGGTAATCTATTCGTAGAAGGCAGAAAAGAACAGCCGGATGGAGAGTCACCTTCAGAATATATTCACAAAGGAATCAGTGCACGACAGTTCCGTAGATCCTTCACATTGTCGGATACTATTGTAGTTCGTGGTGCTGATTTGGTGGATGGTATTTTGACTGTTAAATTAGAAAATGTAATTCCTGAGGAGAAAAAACCACGGATCATTGAGATCGGTGGAGGTGCTGGTGATCCAGAATTTCTTAAAGGCTAAATTGACAGCTATAAACTTCTAAATTAAAAAGGGGCTTCGGCCCCTTTTTGATATTCGGAAAATGAATAGCAGGGTTTCCGAATATGTATACCTTACTTTAGGTGTTTCAATATAAATATTTTTGTAAAAGGATTAAACCTGGACAGGATGCCCAGGATCGGATCATACAACATACACATATATTAGGAGCAACTCATATGACTCAGGCTATTATTACCGCCCATGGTTTCACTGTGCAAGCTGTTGAAGCTATTTTCGATTTTTTCAGATCAGTAAACGAAAAAAGAATTGAACGCAAAGCAATTCGTGAAACAGAAAAAGCTTTACAATCATTAACAACTGCAGAGTTGGATGATATTGGAATTACTCGTGGAGATATTTACACAATTGCTCGTTCAAAAAATACTATTGAAAATGTAAGAACAAACAACAACC